TGGGTCAATATTTCCAAGGTTAATATTTTGTGAGCTACCGGTACCAGAAAAAGTACCTACTTTGCATAGATACCCAGCACCGCATTTGAAGGCGAAATATAAATAACTCTTATCAGCTTGCTGAACCGCAGTGTTTGTACCGAATGTCACTCCATTAGAAATGAAGGATTTTAAAGTATCTGTTTCATTAGCAACAGCACTGGTAGACGCAGCGAATGTATTATTTGTTGCAAATCTAGCTGGATTAACGGAAGACACACGTTTCTTGACCAGCATCATACCAGGCTGAAAACTAGATGAGCCGCTAGACGTCTGTGTACAAGAAGTACCGCTAGGGCAGTTACATGTACCAGTATTCCCTATACATAAACTCAGGTTATCAGTAGCAGTCCAAGACGCATTGAACCCATAATCACCAGCAACGAAAAGCCCATCAGATTCATCTCGTAATGCCAAATAATGTATCAATCCGGAACCTGGATTTATTGAGCCGCAGGTTCCGGACGCAGCTATAGTAAATCCAGTAGTATCCATAGAAGAAATACAAGAAGTATTTGTTGTGGCACCACCCAACTCAAAAGTACTACCACTTCCACTCCCCCGCATCTGAGCCAAAGAGCCACTATTATGCTTTACTATCACAACATGAGGTTGGAAGTCAGTGCAGCTTGCGTTACCAGCCAAATCGTAGCTTCCAGTATCAGATAGGTCAACGGAAAGTGATGAGCCGGTAGATGTAACAACACCTACACAACCCTTGACCGCATAGCTGTCAGCGGCAATGAATACGATTAGAAAAAAGAAGAATGCAAGACAAAACTTTCTCAAGATTACCTCTCTGTAGTAAATTGAATCCAGCATTCATCAACAGCTGCTCCAGCGGTGGTAATTTGTAGGGTGATAGGATCATTTCCAGTTCGGTTTGTTGCTGCTGAATTCAACGTCGAATCAGTTGTAAAAGTGGTGCCACAAGTGATAGTATCCGTTTCTGTAGAGCTTAATAGATTGGTAGTACAAGTATCGTCTCCTCTATCCTCTCCGTTACAAAACTTGAACTGAGGTGCAGTGGAAACGGTTCCAAAACATTCACAAGAAATAGCAGTAATAGTATGAGCTATGCCGTGCAGTCTAAAAGTGGTTTGATATGATGCATCAGTGGCTTTAGTACCAGGAAGAATGAATCCCTTTGTATCTCTCAGCTTAGCAGAAATTATTTTGTTAGGAGGACTGCCTGATGTTGTGGGATTGGCAAAAGCAGTTAACTGAAGAGCAGTATCTCTACTGGCAGTTTGTGAAGCCGTTCCATTAGTGAATTCTGTAATACTGTCGTTAAAGATATTTTGAGCAACTGGAGGAGCGCCAACTGTGTAGCATTGATATTGCAATCCCTCGAAGCCGGTATCTGTTCGCACTAAGCACTGTTCTGCAAAGTCACAATCAGTACCGGTGGGAGCACTGGATATAGGAGTACACGCAGAAAAATCAGATGGCATATCAGCAACCTGAAGTCCACCAGTAACTGCATCTTTTTTCAAAAAGTACGTAGCTACTTTAAGCGGAGACATAATTGTGTTATTGCTGGTTCCATCATCTGCCTCAGCATCAGTAGCAATCTTAGCTACACCCGCAGTAGACTCAGAGGCGGCTGAAACACTACCAGGAACCCAGTTAGTTCCATTCCATGAGATTATGTTATCTGTATTTGGAGTACCTGAGATTAGGTCGTGAAGCGTGAGAGTATTGGCATCTCCTGCTCCCGTTCCTATAGTCATTTTAGGCTGTGTAACAGCGTTATTTGTTAGTTTTGAAGTTCCAATTGAGCCATCTGCTACTACCGCATTAAAAATCTGAGATAAAGTAGACTTCTTTCCTATATTAGACTCCTGAGAGTCAGATATTGCCACTAGGTCGTTACTAACAGGAGTAGTTTTAGCTGTAAGTGCGTTTATAGTGGCGCCAAGTTCTTTGTTAATAGATTTCCATGCTTTATCTCCAAGTGAGTCCTCAGTGCAAACGTACTTGTCAACGAGATTACCTGAGCCATCTACTCTGTCATAACAAGCTGTTTGATAGGGACACGGATTGGTTGGCGCTGACGCACCAGACAGACAAGGCTTACAGGTTATCACTCCATTAGTATCAGCCGCACAAATCCCGTTTGGATAGTCCTCAGTGAGGAAGAATAAAGTAGTAGCGGCGAGCTTAGATGGGGAAGGAATGCAGTTGGTAACAGTGCCAGCATCTAGCTCTGCTTGAGTGCATATCTCTGCCACGCCTGCGGTAATCTCGGAGGCGGGAGAGCTGCTTGTTCCAGTTCCCGATTCGGGCTGATATACCGTAGCGGGATATTCTGCGGAATAGAGTATTAAGGGAAGGCTAAGAGTTAAACAGAAAAAAAAAAGATAAGATTTTCTTCATAGGCTTAATCCTCTCGTTTAGAAGCTGATGGTTGTGTTGTAAAAGTGCTATGGTTGCCCGCACTGGTACTCTTTATACAAACATCTATTTTCTCTACCGATTCGGGGATATTGGCTATCAAACCATTTCCGGCTGTTATGGAATTTTCTGTATTTCCGTTAACAGGGAGTATCCAGGAATCACCATCGGCATCGGGATAGACTAATATCTTGACGGTGATGGCATTAGAGCCGCCGGTATTGGCTACCCAGATAACTTTCTTATTGAACTGGTAAGCCTTGGTCCATTCACCTTGACAGGGGCTAGGGTAAGCATCGGTTGAGGTTCCGGTTTTCGGAGTCCAAATGCCAAGTACCCCGCCTGCCTCGTCGGAGAATACAAACTCCGCTGCCTGTAGGGGCAGGGTTAGCAAGAATAGAAGAATCAGGCTAGTTAAGATTCTCATTTCTTTTTCTTCTCCGGTTTAACTGGCTCGGCTTTAATTTCCGGTTCTTCTTTTGCTGGCTCGGCTATCTGGGTCATGGTATACGAACCGTCTGGGTTTAGGGTTATGGTGAAGCCCCCGATATTTCGGGTTGCCATGCCGTAATCGGCCTCGTTAAGCGATACGGCAAATTCCGATGGTCCCGGCTCTACTTTCATAAGGAATCCTGCATCAGAGCCTACCAGCATGTACTTAATCTTCCCGGTTGATTTTTCGCAAACAGTCTTGTTATACATGCGACATCTCCTCCACTATCGGGCCTGATTGATGTAGCTTCTTATGCTCGATTAAAAGCTGTTTGGTTTTCTTTACTTCGTTGCAATGCTCGCAGACAAATACTCCGATTTCTTCTATCTTTTCCTGGTCGGTTTTCTTCTTCCAAATAATCCCATGAACATAGTCAGGATGTGATTCTATCTTCTTGCAGATTTCGTTTATTATCTGTTTTCTGCGCTTATCCCGTTCAGCTTCAGTTGTCTTACCAGTCTGAAGCTCCCAGAGAAGTATCTTGTCTGCCTCCGGCTCTACATCGAATTCCGGTATCAAGCCCTTAAAGTCGGCGTACATACCGCAGTAATGAATCTTAATGCCATACCCCTGAATCATCTCGGTACGAAGATTCTTGAGCACATATTTCTGTGCCGGGGGGCGTTTCTGGTAAACATATTGCCTTTCTTCTGCCATGATTACACACTCCTTTATCCCTTTCGGGAGGATTTATTTACTAACCTGATCGTCTTATTCTTTTTACTCTTACATTCAAGTTGACGGTAGTGCCCACAGAACAATAAATTTTGTTATACCGGGAAAGCTGGTGTGCGTCGTAGCTTTTTATACCATCGGCTGTAATAGACTCTAATACTTCGTGGTGTGAGGTATTAGCTGGTATGAAAGTCCCGTTATGCCCGACTACGACTACTGTGCCTGTCGTAATACCGCTTACCTCTACGTTCATTCCTATACAGCCGGAGTTATCAAACCAAATACCGTCATCGGTTGTTACAACCCCGGGTAATACATCGGCTATTTCTTCTACTACCGCCCCTATCCCGCCTATAGAATAAGAGCCGATTGCTGTCCAAGTTCCGTCCCAAGCCATCGTTTTTACCTCCGTTATATTCTAATCTGCAAAACTAGGTACTGTTGCCGAAAATACCTGACCATTGACAAACCAATTTGTACCATCGCAATATAAACGAACTATTGTTCCCGCCCCGGGAGTAACAATTGTCATATTGTCGTTACTCGAACCGTTAGGGAATACGCCCGCATGGATTTCGTCTGCACCTGCACCAGCGTCAGTATCGGCAAACGCTAAACCGCCTTTATAAGGCACTCCTGCGGCAAAAATCCAGTTTTGGGCATCCGCAGCTACACCCTTGCCCACAAAGGTATATTCCAAACCTGCTGTCGCAGTTGGCAGTGTTAGGGTCATATTAGCAGTCAGGTCGGGAATCATGTGTACTTTGCCGCTATTAGCCGCAAGGACCGTATAAGAAGTAGCATCACTAAGAGAGACTAAACGGGATGATACATCTGCGGCCGCATTAATTTCCGCTGCCGTAGCGGTTATATTCGTACCACCCAATACAAGCTGGTTATTGGTTTCATCCCATTTAAGATTAGCCAAATCGCATTTCGGTCTTAAATCCCCGCCGATAAACTCAATACAACCCTGCTGGACAAATTGGGCATAAGTCAGTCCTATTCCTATGAATAAGACAAGGAATACGCCCAATAAGATTTTTGTAGTTGTTGTTAGTTTCATTGTGTTAAGCCTCCGTTACCCAGGTAGATTGACATTCTTTATGTAACCCATTGTAGACGGTAGGGTCAGCCAGAGTCCGCATACAGTGTAGAGTTCGTGCTTGACCAGGTGTTCGTCATTAGCCTGTATGTTTTGCTTTAGTGTGATGTCCATTTTGTTTAAGTATCTGAACTCGACAAAATCCGGGTTGACCGCAAAAAGATAATCCTGATATTCGGTTGATTCGGACATCATGTAATGATTGTGGAGCAGGAACCGTCCGAACGGGGTATAATATTCGTCAAGCCGCATGCCGAATTTCTTGGTTTCCGGTGCAGTCTGAACCGGCCTTAAAGCCCACTGGTTTATAACCGATATAGCTTTCTGTCCTCCAAAGAGCATAAGCCTCTTAGTACCGTCCGATTCATCAGTCGGGGAATTTCTGTACATAGGCTCTGCCCAATCCCAAAACTCCTGCTGTGAAAGCACTCCACCGGCATCAAGGACGTTGGCACTAGCCCCGGTATCAATCCAATACTTGAGGCCGCCAGTTTTATATCTGGTATATACGAGTGACCCGTCAATCGGGGATGAGCCCTGTATATCGGCTAACGGCTCGCCAAAGAGATGTGCCCCTTCTATATCCCGCATAATCTCATAACGAGCCTCTTTTATCTGCCTATCCTCTTCGTTTTCTCCCCACTCCTCAGTGTTAGACCGGATTTCGGTTAACCCGGTTGTACGGCTGAAGAATTGAAGGTAATTGGTACGGCTGGATGTTTTGACCGTCCTTGAAGCTACGGCTGCCGAACCCTCGGAAAGGGCATTGCCGATTATCATTAACTCGTCGCCAGAGACTAATGCGGTAGCTGCCGTAGTACCATAGCCCCTAACAACAGTGAGCGTATCGGTAGCTATGCTCGATACTAACATTTCTTCACCCGTTCTAGGGACTTTGACAACATCCTGGGGCCTGAAATAAGAGCCATGTCCGCTAGTCACGACTACCGAAGTGCCTGTACCTGTAGTTGTGGTATTAGTGAATCGGGGTAATGGCTCGGACTCAAGGATATTAAATTCCTGCCTGCCTATGGCTTTCTTACGATTCATCCGGGAAATCCAGGTCAGGGGGGCCAGAGCCGGTCCCTTCTTATAAATCTTGTCGGATATTTGTAGTTTTAGTCTTAAAGCCAGGTCGGCGTTAGTTGATGTGCCGCCTGTGGTAACTGTCTGTAGGACTGTAGGCATTTTAACTTCCCTCCGTGATTAGAATTGAACGGAAGGAGCTTTACGGCTTGATGCCAAGAAGCTTGTATTTTACGGCTAAATCTTTGTCTATGGCTTCCAGGTCGATCGGAGTGCTATTGCCACCGCTTCCCCCTTCCCCTAAACTACCGCCTGCCATTATCTTCTGGTTGACTTTGATCTGCTTTAACACTTCCGGGTCTATCCCCCTTGAGCGAAGCCGGGTATCGAAATCGGTATCTTCGATTTTCTTGGCTTCTTCATTCAATTTTCTCAGAGTCCGTCCTATAGTCGTAGGGTCGAAAGTGTTAAGTGCATCCTGATATTCTTTATTCCATGTAGGGTTTTCCCGCACTATACGGGACATTGTGGCAAGCCGAGATTGGGAAAAACTAGGGTCTTCCATAGCAATAGCCTGATATTCCGCCCATTCCATACCATCCTGGATTGTTTTATATTGCTTTACCAGGGCTTCTTGCTGCTGCCGTACCGCTTCTTCCCTCTGGTTAAGCACCCTTTCTGCCACCTTTTGAATGACATAAGTAGGCTTATCCAGGAAAATCGAGTCCAAATCTTCTTCTTGCCCTTTGTCCTGTCGGGAGGGGGTAGTCTGCTGGACTGGCTGGCTACCTTGCTGTAATTGAAGCTGTTGAAGATAAGTCTCATAGAGACTACTCTTCCGAGTCGCTTCGCCTAACCGTCTGCCCAAATCACCGGCCAGTTTCTCGGCGTTCCGGTGCATCTCTATAATTTCTGATATGGATTTGCCCCGGTACTTTTCGGGAATCTCCGGCTCTACGGGTGTGACGGGTTGTACTGTCTGGTCTTGAGTAACGGTTTCTCCAGGGGCCTCAGTTGAGGGTTCGGCCTTAGCCTCCTCTGTCTGGCTAGCCTCCGAGAACTCGTCTATTTCTCTTAATTCGTTATCAAGGTCTGACATCTATTTAGACTCAATATTGTCATAAGCTAACAATTATTGCAAGATAATTGCTTTTTATGGGTTTAGTTTGTATAATCTTCTTATGAAAAAATTAGAGCTACAACTAAAAGGGAAAATCTACGAAGTTTTACTTGATGATGAGGATTGGGAACGCATACAACCTTTTCGATGGTATATCGCAAAAAGCCCTTTGGAATATACACCTTATGTTGTCGCAACAATTAATGGCAAAAGGACTTTAATGCACCGTTTTATACTCAATGCACCACCAGAATTAGTTACAGACCATATTGATATGAATGGATTAAACAATCAGAAAAGCAACTTACGATTAATAACACGGCAACAAAATAATATGGGCAAACGCAAACAGCGAAGTGGCAAATCCTCGAAATTTAAATGCGTTAGTTGGAATCCAAAACGCCAACGGTGGCTTGTTCAAACAAAAGTCAATGGGAAAACGCGATATATCGGACTATTTGTTGACGAGATAGACGCGGCAAAAGCCTATGATAAATTTGCCATAAAAACATATGGAGAATTTGCAAGATTGAATTTTCCAATTACCTAAATTGGAAGAAGGTAAAACTTTGTCTTGCTTTGCCAAAATTTTGTTGGTAGAATGACGATAAATTGTCAACTAAACCCTGGAAGAGACCAATTTCATCAAACCCCGAATGGCTTATACAGACATTTCAAGAATCATTGGAAGAGACAATTAGCGAATTATGGAAACAATATGTATGGACACTAATATTGCCAACAATATGTTACAGTTCATTTTTCGGTGATTTCTATTTTATCGACCACAAACTTCTGGGAGGTATCCATGAAAGGCAAAAAGAAGAAAAGAGGCGGTAGAAAGGGAGGTTATTGATATGAAAAAAGGACATGGACAAGCTAAAGTTCATAAGGTTATGTCCGAATTTAAGAAAGGAACCTTAAAATCCTCAAGTGGACATAAGGTAACTTCGAGAGACCAGGCTATAGCAATAGCTATGAGCGAAGCCGGGATGTCTAAGAAGAAAAAGAAATAAATGGCTGAGGAAATAAAGGAATCCGAGAGAGATACCTACGAGTTAGGCCAGATACTTAGACGCTGGACTCAGGCATGGTCATGGGCTAGCCCCCAACACAATAAAGCTAAAGGTTGGTATAAAGCCTATCGGAATTACCGCGATGCCAATAGCCACGCCTATAAGTACAATTATTCCGATCCACTGATATTTATTCATATAGAGAATATCGCATCTACCCTAATCAACTCATTTTTTGATAATCCCAACCCGGCGACCATAACCCCCCGTGAAGCTATGAACATGGTCAGACCGGATATACCAGATGAAATAGTAGCTAGGCAGGTAGAAAAAGCCATTAATGCTTTAATGACCGACCCGGATAGAGACCTATTGCCCGAAATAGCCGATTTCTTTAAGTCCCTTTGCATATTCGGCAATTCCGAGACTTTATGCTTACCGGAATTTGATTTCGAGGATATAGACCCGGATACCGGGCCTGTCTATTTAGGCCCTAAGATAGTTTATCAGGATTACTTCGATACATTCCCAGACCCCAGGGCGTATCGATGGAATAAGGGTCGGTGGGGATTTCTAAGGGAAGTATTGTCATTTGACGAATTGAAACAGAGACAGAAACACGAAGGCTACAAGAACGTAGATGTCTTGAAGAATTCAGACACTATTGATGCCTACTCTGCCGAGAATATCCACGAAGAATTATTATCTACTTTAGGATTAGCTGCGCAACGCGAGTTTGCCTACGACGAAGTAAACAACATGATTGGTATATTGCACTTCTTAGTAGACAAGGGGCATATAGTTACTATCGGAGCCAACAGGGTATTGCTCAGGGATACCCGAAAACCAGTCTCATTCGATGCTGGGGGACAAACGTACAACATGGTTATAAAGCCCTATCCCTACGAGATTGTAGACGACCTCCGATTATGGCCTGTGCCTAAAGAGTATTGGGGTATAGGGGTAGCCGAAATGCTCAAAGGACATCAGGACATTATCAATCTCTTTACCTCCATGCGATTGGAAAACCTAGAGCTGGCTATACATAAAATCTTCTTAGCTAATCCGAATTACGACCTTGACGTTGATAATCTAATCTTCGCCCCGGGCAATATTATCCTAGCCCCGGATTTAGATAGGGCATTAAAGGAAATGGAGTCTAAGGATGTAACCACAGGAGCCTGGAATGAAGTAAGTTATCAGGAAGGACGAGCTAACGATGCTTCGGGCATGTTGGAGCTTCTTCGAGGTTCTACCCCTTCCAGGCGTGAAACAGCCACAACCATAGTTCAGTTGCAAAGGGCAGGTTTAAAGCGCATAGAAACCTTACTTAAGTTTATCGGTATACAATGGTTCCGTAGCATCCTTAAGAAAGTACTTTTACAGATTAGAACTTACATGACTCCGATGGAGTATATGAGACTAATCGGCGAACCGGATGCCGGATTCTATAGACTCACAGTTAAAGAGATTTCTAGGTTTTTTGATATAATGCCAAGTGCTACTTCACTTTCTCAACTTAAAGAATTGGAACAACAGCAATTTTTACAGCTTTACCAGGTATTCGCACAGCAGGTAGATATTGCAGATAGGCAAGAATTGATGCGCTATGCTACCCAATTATTCCTGCCACACTTGAGACCGGATAAATTCTTACTCAAAGAGCCTACAATACCGCAGGGACATACTAACGGCATTACCCCACCGGCAAAGAGTGAAACTGTACCGGCAGGGCAACCGGGACCACAAGACATAATGCAGTTTATTCAGCCAAGGGAGGGACTGATTCAATAATGACAGAGGTAATCACAAGGCCAGTAGGCACGTCAGACGAAAATCCAATTAGGTTAGTAACGGTGATAGGGAAATGAGCGAGAATATGCTTAATACAAGTGGGGCTCAGATCAGGGCAGAGATTAACAAGGGAATCGCGCCTGAAGTAAAACAGATAAACAGTAAGGCACATTATCAACAAGCTACGGCTGTAATAACTGCCGATTCTTTATGGCAGGGGTTCAGGGCTTGGATTAATTCGGAAATCCTCAAAATAGCCGACCAGTTGATAGATATACCAGATAATGACCCGAAATCAGCATTACTCAAAGGCGAAGGCAAAGCGTTCAAGAAGTTAAAGAATCGCATAGATTACATCATAGCCACGGGCACTTTATATAACGAGGCGGAGAAAGAAGATGGACAGGGCGGAGATACTTGATAGAGTCCAGAAGCGTATAGGACGTTCAGATACGACTACTAATGCTCTTATCCATAAGTGGATAAACGAAGTAGTAATGACCATAGAGCAACTCTACCCATTCGCCTATCTCAAACGTTCCAATAACGCCATACTTACTGCCAATGAGAATTCCTATACTTTACCCTCTGATTTAATTCTTCATCACCCATTTGATTTTATGTTAAAGGGCACTGGTTCTACCACCGAATATCAAATTATAGTCAAGGTTAGGGATAGGGTATTTAACCAGTATTTCACCATGCCCGAAGAATCTGGGGATGGTATAGATTACTTTGTGTTACGGGGAGGGAATAATAGCCTTAACTTTGATATATTCCCCGTTCCTACCACAGCAAGAACGGTGCGTTACGGCGGCTGGTACGCCTATACCGATTGGGCAATAACTGACTCTACCGATACCACAGACGAGAATTGGCTCACTGTTTATTATCCCGATGCGGTCTTAGAAGGTGTGTTATCCAAAGCATTCAGGGAATATGGTATGAGTTCCGAAGCATTAGAAGCTACTCAATATTATCAGGCATACATAAACGGTAATGTGGAGATGGGCGTATTGGGTTTAATTCAAGCAGAGAAAAAGAAGGAACGACAAGGGCGTATGCTTAGGATTAAAACGCTTGACGATATGCCGTTAGATATAGCAAAGAAAATGAGGACTTATGGACATTAATCAATTAGACCAGGATACGGAAGATAGAATTATCAAAGAGATTAAAGAGAATCTACATAAACTCTGGAATAACGAGATTGTCAAACGGCAAGTATATTTAGATAAATGCACGCTTACGCTATACAAAATGGGGCCATTCAGACAGGTAATTCAGGTGTATATCCAATTAGATAGAGGCTACAGGGATAAGATGGCTTTACATAGAAAGAATATGAAAAGAAAAGCTTATAGAGAAGAATATTTGCGGAACGGAGGTAAATAAAATGGCGTTACTGGACATGGTTAATAGAGGCAACAATCTCTTTAAGACTCCCCAGAATTTCCCCAGTCCGGGCGGGGGGTTGCCGGGACAAGGATTTATGCCTAATGTTTCAGAACTTATGCGCAACCGTGATGTAATGCGGGGCGGGCGGACAACCCCACCTATAATGAGCATACCGACACCAGTCGGAGGGGGCGGACTGCTTAACCGTATCGGCATGGGCGGTGGACTGCCATTTGGCGGGGCTAACATACCAAACCCCATACCAGTGGGCGGGACTACGCCAACAACCGGGAACCTGTTTAATACACAGGATTTATTCAGCCGCTTATCCTTTCTAGGACAAAATCCGGTAATGGCTAATCTATTGCAAAGTCTATTCGGCCAATTGGGAGCTAGAAATTGGAGACCGTTTGGAGGATAAAGATGAAGAAACTTTTAATAACTTTTTTATTTTTGTTAATCCCATTCCAAGCATTCGCCGCTAATGCGCTCTATGATGCCGGGAGGGAATGTTTCTTAGCCGGAAATTGTGATTGGGATGCAGATACTATCAAGATCGTCCTGATAGATACTGCCGATTACACGGTCAATCTATCCACACACGATAACTTAGATGATGTGCCGGTAGCCGCTAGGGTAGCCACTTCTTCGGCTTTATCTTCAAAGACCACAACAGCCGGAGTAGCCGATGCTGCCGACGCTACACTGACATCCGTTTCCGGGGATTCGGTGGAGGCTATTATTATTTACAAGGATACAGGGACGGAAAGTACGTCAAGATTGATAGCCTATATTGACACAGCCACAGGACTCCCTTTCTCGCCGAGCGGGGGTAACGTAGTGGTTACTTGGGACAACGGCAGTTCAAGGATCTTTAAGTTAGATTGTGAACCCTACACTCATTACATTATCGTATCGGCAAATAATACTAAAATACCAGATACTTACAATTGTTCATTAAAGATTTTGCACTAGAATATTAACAAGGATACATAATCAATTGACCAAATATCTCTTATTCTTTTTTTTTATCTATCTCCTCATACCTACCCTATCCTATGGGGCTATCACCCATGACAATACCAGTTCAATCAATCTAGGTACGGTATCATCAGGCAACCTATCCCACACCATCGGCGGAGGTTCTAACCGGCTTTTAGTCGTCGGTATCCGTACCAGTTGCAGTTCTTCGGCTAACTGTGACGTAAGCGCAGTTACCTATAACTCCGTAGCCATGACTAAGGCTAGGGAAGAACTGGTCGGCAGCCTGTTTAATTATCTTAATGTGGAAATCTGGTATATGCTGGAAGCCAACTTGCCGTCTGCCGGGACTTATAATGTTTCGGTTACTCTCGGAGGCTCTTCTACCAACGTCATAATTGCCGCTACATCAGTAGCCGGAGCTAAACAGCAAGCCCCGGAATCTACCCGGTCTAAGGATTGCAGCGGTGCTTCTTCGTGTCAAAGATTCATAGCAACATTGAGCGATAATGCCTGGATATTCGATATAATGGGCGTCTCATCCTCCACATCATTAACCCCGGATATTTCCCAAACGGAAAGGTGGGATAGAAGTTTAGCAGCCGGAAGCACCAAACTTCAGGAGGTAGCAGGTTCTACGCCAATGGTCTGGTCATTTGGCGGGACTATGGCCCAGGCAGCTATAGCCGTAGTCGCTTTTGCCCCGCATATATCCGATACGACTTTAACCGGCGTTGGGGCTATCAGTAGTGGAGAAGCGTTTGGAAGCCATACTATTGCCGCATTTTCCGGTGAGCTTTTATTCCCAAACACTATAGCTAGCGAAGAGGCATTTGGTACGGCTACATTAGCATCAGTAATCGAATTAAGCGTTGGCCCGATAGATTCGGATGAACGAGTACCGTTACCGTTTGTGTTTAGTCATTTGCTACCGGAGCCGACACCTGTTTCACCATCATTAATCCCGGAGTGAGAGAATGAAGAAAAAAATACAAACTAAAATTCTTTCTTTGGCCGAACAGACAGAAGATGCACTTTTTTATACTCCCCTTATGGTCTTGGAGGATGCGATTAAGGACATTAAAGAAGGCCGTAGAGACCCTAATAAAATCCTTATCATTATGCTAGACGATAGAGATAATAGATACAAAACTACCTGGTATAACGGCGGGATGAGTTTTTCAAGGATGTTGGCTTTAGTCGAAGTGTTTAAAGCAAGGTTGATTAAAGATTGGCATGATGGCGAATTATAATGAGAATTAAATTTAAATTATCTGATAATAATTTCTCAGCAATAAGTTTATATCAATTACTTTGTAACTTATTTGAACCGAAACCAATCATATGCGTATTCAATATAGACCGTATACAAAAACCCATATTGGATGAACGAATAATTTTGCAGAAACCAGCAATCGCACCTTTTAAGGGCAGATATGGCGACTAGAGACGATTATTTAAAATACTTCGGTCATGCACCCATACAAGGGTTTCACTCCGGTATCCCGGAGCATCTCTTATCCCCGATGTATAGCCCGGATATGTCTAATGTACTTGTTGAGGACGGGCTGTTAAAAGATAGACCGGGTTATAATGAATTACTTGCTGGATTTCCCGATGCCGTTCCGATTATGGAAGGATTAGAATGGGGGGATTCATCCGGCAATCTACACTTTATAGTCGTTAGCACAATGGGTTTGACCGAATATTTTATGGGGACATGGACTACTCGGTATGGTGCTCTGCCTTGGACTGTAGGACCGGAAGCTCCGGTATTTATTACTCCGGTAGGGGCATTGTCTACCGACCTTCTTTTCTTCACTAACGGCAAAAATCAAATGAGGCAGTGGTCCGGCTCTGGTAATTGGACCGTAATGACTTTTAATGACGGGTTCACCGCATCTACCTTGCTAGCCGGGTGCATGATTGGCTACCGGGGATGGTTGATATTAGGCGATACTACGGAAAACGGTGTTAATTACCCATATAGAATCAGGTGGTGCAAGCAAGGCGATCCTACCAGATGGGATACTTCAGCTCATACCACTGCCGGTTTCCTGAATCTTATAGAAGATAAAAATAACAGTCGGGTTATGACATTCTTGCCAATGAAGCAAGCCCTAGTGGTTTATAAATTCGGAGCTATTTATACCCTATCTTATCTGATTAATCGGAATACGTTTCAACCGTATATGGTTAAAGCATCGAGAGGAACCATATCCCGTAAAGGGGTAGCTCCGGTAGATAACGGCGATATTCATTTGGTAGTCTCTAATGACAATATTTATCTTTTTGACGGATTTGACTTCGATAAACCGCCGGTAGGCGACAGAATTTATAAAACATTCTTTAACGAACTCAATTGGGAAAAAAGGGGCATGATATTCGCACAGTCATTCCCGCATAGGCAAGAGGTATGGATTATGTACCCAACCGGAAATTCTACGGTATGTAATAAGGCTTGGTGCTGGAACTGGAAGGATAACACCTGGACGCCCCATGAATTCGCCGATGACAGTTACTGCTTTATCAATGTACAGGAATTCTTCTCAGACCGTAAAGCCCTGATGGGCATAGAAGGTAATATCATGGAGCTATTTCAGGGCAATACAGATAACGGTACGGGGATTGATTCTCATTGGAGAACACCGCTTAGAGACTTCAGCGATATGGAGGGAGTACCGAAAGATAAGCGTAAAATGATATACAGAGTGGATATGGATGCCTCGGAATCTCCATCGATACAAATAGGCTCCGTAGAAACTTCCCTGAGAGATACTATCTCTTACGATAGCGCACAGACTTTAGCTACGGATGAACACGGAACAGGGATAAGAAAAACTACTCATAAGAAATTGGGCAAGCGGCTGACCATGAAAGTATCAAACTCTAGCCAGTCTAACAGAGGAACTTACGGAGAGTACCTAATTTATTTTAAGCCGGAGGGATCGGAATGAGCCAGGATGCAATATCTAGTCTTATACTGCCAAAGCCCCCGGGGTTAAGGGAATTCTCCACAATCCAGGATGCCAATATAGTCGTGAATGAAATAATCTCGCACATGAATCAACTGGCATTTTATAATCAGCAATTACACGCCGAGCTGGACGATCTTCTCGAAGGGGCTACAATAAGCTCCTTATCTGTAGATAAGCTAACCGGCGGCACAATTCTTGTAGACGAAATATTTATAGGTTCTGAGCAATTTGAACTAGACGGTGTATTAAAACAATTAAGGATTTATGACGACCAAGCTACTCCACGTTTAAGAGTAGAAATAGGCAGGTTCGGAGCAGGAGCAGCAGCCGGAATAAAGTGCTACGATGCCAGTGGCAATGTGATATTCCAGGTAGGAAGCACTAACGAACTTGATGGTGTATTCATCAAGGATTTGACTGTTAGCACAGCCAAGATAGGGAACCTCCAAGTTACCACAGCCAAGATAGGAAATGATGCGGTTAATGAAAATAAACGGATTGACGTTTATACGGCTAGCGATACGCATAATTTTCCGAGTATTGCGTCTCCGGGAATCGGTGCACACTCGTTTCCCGTTACGCATAACTTTGGCAGAAAAGTAACAGCCATAGGGCATACTCAAAACTTTTCCTTCGCAGCCGGTGTATTCGGTTTTGTGCATATTTCTGCAAGCACAACAAGCTCTTTCATTGCTACTCTCATAGTAGTTAATTTATCGGGAGGGGCATACGACCCCGGCCCCATAACATCGGAGGTGAATTACTGGTGAGCGAACAAGAACGTGATTACTTTATTATTACAGACGAAAACGGCGTGATTATCGGTACGAGGGAAATCCGCAAGGGCGTTGTAACCGCCGATGATATAGCCAAAGATTTTCTCGAATATCGGGAGAAGGTTATTATCATAGACGCAACCAAAGAAGAATGCCAAGACGCCAGAACTAAAGGGGCGCTAGTAGCCTCAGAACCAGTAATAGCGAAAGTGGAAGAACAAAAGAAAAAAGGAAAAGTATATGAGCGACAAAAGTCTTGAAGAGAAGATGATCGAAACTTTCGTCAGAGAAGAGGAACGGCAAAAAGCCATAGACATAGTAGACGCGCAGATAGCCTTATTCACTGAACAGTTACATAGAACTGTAGGAGCAATAGCCGCCTTACGGCAAGTGAGGGCTAAATTAGAAAATGAGGAAACACCGGAGAAAGAAGAAGAAAAAGATGGAAAAGCCCACTGAATATAAGGCAGATAATCAAGAAGCCTATGAAAATCATACAATACCAATTACAAATATTGGGGTTATGGGTATTCATGTTGAGGATGAACCTAAGCCTGCATTATCGCACTATCCAATTATAATTAAGGAACTCCTGCCATTTGAAATCTTCGACTATCAAGAGCTTATCCACGCCTATTATAAAGAAATCGAGTACAAGGATGCCGTAGAGGACGTAAAGCCCTTTATGGCTATAATAGCTCAGAACCTTAAATCGGATACTTATTACCGATTCTGCATAGCCTATCAGGACAATTTGGCAGTCGGCTATATCTATTACCGGGTTTTTATGACTGCCAGAAACAAACCAGCACTAGAGATAATTCAACACTATACACGTCCTGAAGTTAGGGGTAATATCAGAATATATAAAGACTTGGTAGCTCACGCTATGGATTTCGGTAGAAGATGCAGGGTACAGAAAGCGATTATCAACGTAGTCAATCTAAAACTGCGAAATTTCTATGTCAAGGCAGGATTCAAGACTATACAATGTACGTTGGAGTTTGACGGTACTTACGAAGATTTTATGAATCGCAACAATCTATGGAGGTAGACGATGGGTGGAAAGAGTGAACAGAAGACCAAACCTTCACCAGAATCACAGGCAGCAGCCGGATTACTCTTGGGCTATGTAGCCCCGCAGATAGCCCAAACAGCATTACCCACGAATCCTGTCTTTGCTAATTACGGGCAGCCCTCGCCAGGCGGGGGAGGCGGCTCATATACTTCCAGCCCTACTTTTCAGCCGACTAGCGGTATGGGATATGCCCCCTGGCTACAGATTGGCCCTAGCTCTCAATCTCCAACCATAACCGGAGCATTGCCGGGAACGGGCAGTCCTACCAATCCATTCGGCACACCCGGTTCAGTTCCGGGAACTATATTGCCCGATTGGGAAGATTTAATGGCAATGTCCGGGCAATCCTTTTTCGGCTCTTTCGGTGAGGATAGCCCCTGGGCTACGGCCATGAATCAAATACTTAATCCCAAAGCCATACAAGTACCGCAGATAGGCGGAGGAGGCATGGGAGGTACCGGAGCTTCATTAGGCCGGGTTATTCCTAATGCCGATGTCCAGCAAGCATTAGACAAACTATTAAATCCAGCTTCGGTATTCGACCAGATGTCGGGAGGGCCTATAGTTGACGAGATTAACGCACGAACCAATGCCCTGCAGGATGCCAACTCAGCCAGAGCCATGAGAGACATGGAGAGAATGATAGACATAGCTAATGCCGATTTAGCCGCCGGGGGAATAATCTCCGGTGACGTTATTCTCCGCGAACGTCGCCGAATCATTGATGATGTTATGGACGACCTGAATGTTATTAATGCCGGGGTGGGGCTAGAGTCAACCAGATTTTTAGGCGAATTAGCCATGCAGGATTTACTTATGCAGTCAAACAACGCACAGGCAGTTTTGCAACAGGCTATGGTAGAGAAGGGCATAGATGCCAACTATGCGGCGCAGATGGCTAAAATAGCGGCAGACAAAGCGATTGCCCAGGCACAGTTACAGTTACAAGCACAGTTGGGACAACAGTCTAATGCGCTTAACCTTTTAGGGTTAGGACTACAGGATTATCAGAATATGCTCAATAGACAACTTGGTACAGCCACACTGCCATTTAACCTGTTAGGTCAGGTTATGGGCTTGCCGAGTATAGGTAGTGGAAGTTCTAAAGGATCGTTATAGGAGGTTTAACATGGGTTTACTATCAACAATGCTACCAATCGCAGCTTCATTCATTCCGGGGGTAGGCCCTTATCTTGGCCCGGCATTAGGTGCTGGGATGAACATAGCACAGGGCGGAGGGATACTAAACTCCCTTGCCGGGGCTGGTTTGCAGATAGGGCTTAATAAATTGCCGGGAATGTTTAACCAAGGAGGGCAAGCATCTACAGGACAGTTTGCTACTAAAGTATCCACACTCTCAGATGACATAATTGGACAAATGGCCGAGCAGAATCTCAGACGGTTAAGCGGTTCGTTTAGTCAGGGAATGATGGGAGGTCTCTAATGGGCATACTCACACAACTTGCCGGACAACTTGGGGCTTTCGGACTAAACCAGCTAAATGACTGGTTACAACGCCGGAGGATAGAGGGGCAATTTCAGGAGGATTTGCCCCGATATAATCAGTTTTTAGAAGAACTACAGTCATACGCCAAGCAGATAGACCCGAACACCGGGATACTCACGGCAGGGGGAGCAATGGCCGGGGGATTGATACCAGATATACCGGAGATACGAAGCCCCGGATTATTAACCGCAGCTATCAATGCCTTGGGACAATATCAGCAGATGCCGTTTGATATTCAGGAAGAACAAAGGAAAAATCAGCAAGCCCTAGAACGGTATCAAGAACAATTGAGACTTCAAGAGGAAATGAGAAAGAGACTTATGCGAGAAGAAATACCCATATTCCAGCAGAAACAGGATATAATTGAAGGCCGACAAAAACGGGTTAAGCAAACCGGAGGGGGTTCAACCGACCAACTCGGAGGCTCCAGAACCAAGCCTAAAGAAGCTACTACAACCACGATTAAGGCCATTAAATCGAGCATTCAAGAAGCTATGCCCGAGATGTTTGAAATTGAACTTACATCTCAGGGAACTCAAAAAATCACGGATAGAGTTAAACCGCAATATCAAAAAGCATTTAACCAGATACGCACCGAAGCCCTTAAAATCTATCAGAATAACAAAGTGAATTATCTGGATGCTACTAATCAGGCTATAGCCAATTATCAAAACAGGCATCAGGGATTATCTGATGTGGAAAGAAGGAAAGCATTGCTTAAAGAGCGGGGAGCTAAATTGCCCAATGCAGAACAGACACAAGCCCCATCAATGACCAAGACCACACTCAATGATCCCATCGCTCAACGAATTATCGAACTTAGAAAAGGCGGTATGAAACCGGAAGAAATCAGGAAAGCACTTAAAGAGAAGAAAATAGATACTTCGTTATATGAGGAATTGCTAAAGTAAATGGGTAATCCGTTTGATGATATTATTCCCGATGAACCAAAGAAGAAATCCAACCCCTTTGATGATTTAATTCCAGAGGAAGCCAAGAGTCTAACCATCCCATCCCAGGAAGAAGTGCCAGCACCTACAGTTACACAGGAGAAACCTTTTTTAGAAAAGGCGAAGGAATTATTGCCATCTGGGGAACAGATGAAAACCATATTACGGAGAAGCGCATTCCCGTTTGTCAATGTACCAACTTTGCCAGGGGAACAAAGGGATGTTTTAAAAGAACCAGACCCGATTACAATGACTCTAGCTACGCAAATACCTGCATCTTTGGGGGTAAGCATTCCTGCAAAATTAGCAACAGGCGGAGCAATCAATACAGGACTAGGAGCATTGGATAGATTAATAAGTCAACATAGGTTACCTACTTCAACCGAAGCCGGAATAGATTTTGGACTTGGATTAATCCCAGGAGCTATTGGGGCATATTCAAAATATATAGGCAAGGCTACAGGTAAAAGTGTTACTGATGTTCTAAAGCAAGCCAAGACTATAGCGGGAGAAACACACGAACCACTAGAAACAGTTGTGCAGAAGATGGTATCTGAAATACCCCCCGAATTCACAGCACCTACTAAGCCCTTAGAAACAGCATTAGGCAGGGAAGCGGGGAAGATTGCAGAAATATCAACTACTGATGTTACCCCCGAATCCCTGTTAAGTCCGGTGAGAGAAGGGGCAGTGAGATTCAGAAAAACAGCCACAGGGGAAACACCGTTAGTCGGTAGAACATTTAACTTGAATCGAATAGACAGCACAGAGCAATACAAAAATTTCCTGACTAATTTCGTAGATCAGATACCGGAAGCTCAATTACCTAAAGAAACCTTTACATTTGCCCAACTAGAGAAACGGGCAGCACAGGAATTCGGATTATCCCCAAAACAATTTATGAAGAATCTCGGTGGAACCGGCAATTTGATTCGTGGAGATATTCGGCGGAATACAATAAGAGCCGCTGCCGCTATGGATGCGGCGGATATGAAAGGGCAAGCATTTCATCAAATGACCAAACAGTTGGATGAAGCGATTAAATCGGGGCAATTCACCGAAGAAATGGAGGCTAAATGGCTAGAGGATATGGTAGAAACGGCCTTTGTGGTTAAAGAGGCCGGAGGCATCAGGTCTGAATTCGGGCGAGGTCTTAATGCTTTAAAAAGATTATCCAAAGGGGAGAAAGCCAGACAGCGCATTATCAATACAGTTGGAGAAACATTGAAGTCTAAGGGAATAACCAGCCAGGAGGCTATCAGCAAACTAGCCGAGCTCGACCCTAACGACCCTAAGCAGGTCTTTATGTTCCTTCGTGGCCTAACCGAACATTCCACCAGAGACAAGATATACGAGGCATGGATTAATGGGCTATTGTCCGGTCCCAAGACCCATATAGTAAACTCAACCTCCAATGCTTTAGTTACCGTATGGCGGGAAGCGGAAAGGCCAGTAGCCGCTACAGTGGATTTATTCAGGGCCAGAATGACCGGAACTCCTAGAGAGAGATTCTTTGGGGAAGCCGTACACGGCGGATTCGGGGCATGGCAGGGGTTAAAAGAGGGATTCAGGATAGCAGGCAGGGCTTTTAAAGATGAATTACCGGAAGATGCTATAACTAAACTCGATATACCGGAAAGATTTTATGGAGGGGCGATCAAGGGCAGAGCGGGCAAGATAGTCAGACTACCCTCCCGATTTCTCATAGCCGCAGACGAATTTTTTAAATCTATAGGGCGCACATCAGAAAGATACGCTTTAGCTTTCAGGCAAGCATCGATCGAAGGTTTAGAGGGACAGGCCAAAGCGGAGCGCATAGCTGATTTAATAGCCAATCCGACAGAGGAGATACAAGAAAAAGCCTTACAGGAATCGTTATATAGAACCTTCCAAAAACCTCTAGGCCCCTTCGGGCAAAAGTTCTTGAACCTCCGCCAGCATGGAGGTTTATCAGTGATCTTTCCATTTGTTAGAACTCCCATCAATATAGCCAAATTCGGATTAGAAAGAACTCCTTTAAATTTAGCAAAAGCAATGGGGGAGGGATTATCGGGAAGTTTAAGGGGCGGGCAGTTTGCAGATGAGGTAGCCAAAGGATTATTGGGTACGGCTATCGGAGCTGGCATAGTCATGGCAGCTAGAGAAGGCATGATAACGGGCGGAGGCCCGACCAACGACGAAGAAAAGCGCGTCTTATATGCTACTGGTTGGAAGCCATATAGTTTTAAGGTAGGTAACCAATACATAGGCTATGGCAGATTAGAGCCTTTAGGAGTGATATTAGGGCTGGCAGCAGATACGGCAGATTTATGGGATATAGCCGAACCGTCCGATGCGGTAAGGATTATCGGGGAATCCATAGGCAAGAACCTAACTTCAAAAACCTGGCTATTGGCACTCGAACAAGTTACCGATGCGTTAAGCGACCCAGAAAGAAACTTTTGGAAACTGGCTAGGGGATTGACCGGTTCTATAGTGCCTACAGGCATAGCACAGTTGTCCCAGGCATTCGACCCTAGAATGAAAGACCCGCAAAACATTCAAGAGGTCCTCATGTCCCGCATACCCGGATTCAGTCTAGAAGTAGAGCCATTAAGGGATATATGGGGAAAGCCTATACTTAGCCAGGAAACCGGCCCGGAGAGGTTCTTATCCCCATTCAGAAGAGGAGAAGTTGTCCAAGACGATGCCACCAACGAAGTACGCAGGCTAGGCATTACTGCCTATATGGGTACTCCGAGGGATGTTATCGGGGATATAAAGCTAACCAGAGAACAGTACCAAAACTATGTGGCTACTTCGGGGGCATTGGCACATGAGAGAGTAACAGCATTAATCAGTTCACCATTTTACGAAAATCTGCCAGACGAAAAGAAGGCTAGTTTGATAGAAAACATATTTAGAAAAGCCAGGGAGCAAGTTAGAAATGAAATCAAGAGAGGCATAATCACCGGCACTACAAACCCAAAGACGATTTATATTAGCCAAGAATGAACGCCTATGAACGCTTCGAGAAGCGCCTTAACACTTATAGCCTTTGGATTAAGCAAGAGAAGGGTCTATCCTATCCCGACAGCACTAAGCTTTTAGGCTCTCTATTTCAACATTTCCGGGCATTTATAGAGTTAGAGTACAATAAGCCCATAGACGAGCTTAATTCCGAAGACCTAAGCCTAGAGGACCTGAAGCTAGCCGCTTACGGGGGTTGGGCTTGGGGCTGGTCTAACGATGCCGACTTCCAGAAATCAAGTCGGTATAAAGCCTATCTGTTCCGCCCTAAGCAGCGTGAGTTCTGGTATGCTCCGGTCATTTTCCCGGCTTATGTAGGTGCCTGGCGTTCCGGCAAGACAGTTATATGCTGTCTAAAGGGGTTATGGCTGTCTAAAACTTATCCAGGGACTAAAGGCATTGTGGTTAGAAACACCTACCCCGAGCTGATGGATACGACCGTATCTAGCTTTATAAAGATATTCGACTATTTCGAGTGGGAGGAGGGGAAGGAGTACCGGCATAAGATAGGCGATAAAAAGATACTGATTAAGGCAGCCGAGAAGGTGGACTCGATTATAGATTACCGCCCGGCCAGGGAGCAGAACGAGACATTAGACTCTGCTGTATCGAGGTTTAAGGGTTATGAGCCTGACTGGGGCTTAATCTCCGAGGCTTCGGACGTAGACGAGAAGTTAGTCCTTACCCTATTCGGAAGAAGGGGGCAATGGGGCAAAATCACCCCGGAAAATAACATCTACGGCAAGGACTATTACCGCCCTTACCACAAGTGCATTATGGTAGAGAGCAACCCGCCCGACGACGAGCATTACTTGTTTAAACGGTACGTTAAAAAAGAGTTAAAAGATGGCGAAAAGATTAAAGAAAATATGGCTAACCAGCATTACTTAATTATGGCCTCGACCTACGAAAATAAGCGTAACTTAGACCCGGACTACATTAAATCTTTAGAGGCTATGGACGAAATTTGGAAGCGCCAGTATCTATACGGCCAGTGGGGTTATGTGCCACTGGAAGGCGAGCCGATATACAATTTCCGTTACGAGACGTACGTCCGCAAAGACTTCTTAAAATATCACCCGGAGCTACCCATGATACGGGGCTGGGACCTAGGCGCTACGGATAAATGGAAAGCCTGTATAGTCTGTCAGCTAGACCCTAAAGGCATCCTTTTAGTCTTAGCCGAGATTATCCGCGCCGAGCCGGGTATAGAGCAATTTGGCCGTCTGGTACAAAGACAATGCAACCTCCTATTCCCGGAGATAAAAAACTGGAAGGATATAGCCGACCCGGTAGCCTGCACGGTCAAGTCTCAAACCGATATGAAATCAGCCGCCGACATTCTAAGACCTTTAGGCATACACTTAATCGCAGGAGAGGCCGGATTCGATATTAGAAGAGACGCCGTAGTCCAAGTAATGTCCCGGCTGGTAGACGGCTTCCCGGGTATGCTCATCTCAGAGCCTAACTGCCGTACTTTAGTCAAAGGCTTCATGGGTAATTACCGCTATAAAATAGTCCGGTCAGATACCGGCCAATTCTCAAGAACACCGGTAAATGATATGTACGCCCACGTCCAGACCGCTCTCCAATACTTGTGCACCCGCCTAGGCTACGCCAACGTCAAACGTATGAAAGATATGCTAAATAAAATCAAGAAAAAAAATCCCGATATTTACTCCAAACAGAAAGAAAAAGCCTATAGGAATATGATGAATCGGTAGGTATAATCCCGGATATGGATATCCTCAAGCAGTTAGAACAAGCCGGGTTCGTTATCCAATGCGTTAAATGCTATAGCTACCTTATCGACATGGATTTCTCTCAAGGCGATGGTCAATTCCCCTCCCCGGCTTTGGGCTATCTTATCATCACCTGCAAAAACTGCGGCAATAAACTGGAAGTGGAGGAGCCATGAGCATATTTAAACAACCAAAAGGATATAAAAGAACAGGAGTTATCCACAACTTATCCACACCCGAATCCTCTCAAAAAATAGATTGGAAATCAATAGCGACCGAACCTCAAAAAATCCGATGGAGCCATGTTATGAATCCTAATAGTTGGATTGACGATGAACTAAAACCTATCCCCACTACCACCTTCACCATGCCAGCCCGGACTACAGATAGAAAACTATATATTGAATCCATCGAAGGACTACAACCCTTTGATGTCTGGATAATCAACGAAACCAGAGAACAATTACTCATTCTTACCATCAACCCCAATAATTCATCTATTCACGTAGACCGGGAATACCTCCAAAATGAACACGCTAAACCCATCAAAAAAGGCTACCACCTCACCGTGATCGCTAGTCATACTATCAGGGAAAAATAAATTTACGAAATCTCGTAAAAATCGAAATTGCTACGAGCCTCGTTTACGAAAATGCCTAAAATAGGTGTTTTTCGGCCTATCTAATAATGTGAATTTCAAAATATCCAACGACTTTAATGGATTGCGAAATTTGATACGATGCCATATACGTCTTTGACCTTTTTATTGCTCAAAACAAACGACGTTCGTAGGGAAAATGGATAAAATGGGGTATTCTAGCCTGACTTCGAAACCCGTTTTCTAGCCTGCAATTTCTTAAACCGCTCCCTAGCTATCTTTCTCTGAGTCTCAGATACCCTCCTGGGCGGACTTACTTTCACCCACCTCTTAGGTACTAAATAACACTCGTAATCCCCCTGCGTTCTGAATGGCTTTATCCCCCGCTTCCGCATCATGCTCTTAACTCGCTTCTGCCGAGTTGCTATCCAAGCGTCATCTTCCGCATCATTGAAATTAATTACTGTCTCCGTTTCCTGTCTGGTAAGTCCCATATAAATACCTCCGAAGTTTTTTCCTGAATTATACCACCCCCCTGAGATTTTTGATACCCATATCCGGGAGTAGGATACTTGCGTGCGCAGGTCGCCCCCGGCCTGTCTTGCCTACCCGTACCGGTCGGGGGGCTGTCTGATCCGGCCACGCAAACCAACCCCCCGGCCCTTCGATCAAGCCTTCGGAAAATGGACAATTCCCCGGCATATCTACCAATTCCGGCCCTGCTATATATGCGCAATCGTCGGGAATAACGGTAATTGAAATAAGGGCGTGTGCGGAACTGCCTGAAATCATTGGGAAATTGGAAAAAGACGTAGGTCTGATAATCTTCATTATGTAAACTAATCGGATTCGTCGGAGGCTTCTATCGCCTCGGGCTGGACGGGCAGCGGGCTGGAATGATGCAGATGAATATGACGGTGAGAGTGCTCGTGCTGGACCGTGTCTTTGAGCAGGCCAAGGCGCCGGTAATAGAGCTCCCGGTCCTTCGCCGTGCCCTCAAGTGCTTGTTCTAAGGTCTTCAGATCGACGGCAAACCGTGAACCTCGAATAATCTCATCAACCTCTTGGTTGATAAACCTGTAAAAATCCCGTCCGTTTTTTTTTGCACGATAAATTTCTTGATAAACCGTTTTTCTGTCGACACCAATTTTGTCAGCTAATTTATGAAGAGGTAGGTCCTGCTGGTCAAGATAGGAGGCAATCGCTATACGTCGGAGAGTAGGCGGGAAATCATCCAAAGTAAGCTTTTTGGGTTCATCTATATATTCTGCCTTTGCTGGGACATCCGGGATAGCCGGGGTATCCGGGACATCCGGGATGGCCTTCGGAGGGTTATCGGGGTTATCGTTATCATTCATAGGGATAATTGTAATTAAAGAAATACATATAAATCAAGTATTAATAATAATAATAAATATTATCTATAATAAATATTATCTCTCTTCTATTTGACATTATACCTTTATTCCTTTATACTATTATCATGAGAAAACCATATAAATTTGAGAATAAGGATAATATAAGCAAGGTAAGTATTAGATTGCCGAGAGAGATAAAAGCCAAACTGGATAGGATTGCATTCGAGAAAAAGCTATCACTTAATAACGTGATTATTCAAGCAATTAAGCATGCTTTAAAGAATTTTTCCGAAAAATAAAATTACCTCTTGACATTATAATATTATAGTGCTATATTTATATCAAGATGTAAATTCAAAAACTCCGCCGTAGCTTCGGCTAAATCCACCGGCGGGGGTTAAAGGGAGGTAGTAAAAATGAAAGTTCAACTGAAATACGACCGAAACCACGTGGAGGTGTCCGACTCGATTTACCTAGTCTCTTCCGGGTCAGACTTTTTTGACCCGAAGGAGAAATTTGAGGGTATTGAGTTCTTTCGAGTAATCTCAGCTCCCACCCTCGACGAAATTAGGGAGCGTACCGACGGTGCACATTTTGAAATCGAGGCGGAGGATGCACCTACCCCAATAGCTGGGGAGGTGCGGTCTCGTACCTCGCACAGCGGCCCCCACCACTGGGCTGATACCTATTTCCATTTCCATACCCCCATCACAGAGCCAATGCTGGTTCGTGTTCACCGTTCTGGTACGGCCCCGTATGGCCGGACCGGCGGCCAGCCGGGCTATGAGCACCGAGACGTTTCTCGGTGCGTACAATTTCTGATTTATCCCGCCTCTCCTTCTCAATCTTCTGATTCTGCATAATTGCTACTATATCCCCCGTCGGAGCCGTCAGGCTAATCCAACCGGCGGGGGCTGGGAGGTAATTATGAATAACTATATCGAGAGGCTAAATGGGTCATTAGATATCTTTCGGGCAGAGGACATTGAGGCGATTGGGCAAGGGAGGTGCCCGAACTGTGGGATTGCAATGGAGGAGAATCCACACCCATATGGATTTGAATTGGAATGCTTGACGTGTGGGTTTGTGATCTCCTCTAATCTGGTGAGCGAACTTCTTGGATAGAATCCTAGTCCGTCGAAATGGCTCTCTAACAGCTAAACAAATCCCCCGCCGTAGCTTCGGCTAAATCCACCCGGCGGGGGTTAAAGGGAGGAACGATGGATAAATATTTTCTTACAATTGCAAATCTATGTTGCTTTTCTCGTAAGGTGACACCTAAAAAGAAAGCATTGGCACGTCTGGCCGTTCGATTGAATACGCCAATCGACAATCAAGGCGGCGAAGGATTTATTCTTCCATTCATACCAATTGCCATTTATCCAAATCAAATTGAATATTTGCCACATACTATTAAAGAAATCAACGCAATGGCCAGTCTTAACACTTACAAGCCCCTCCCCGGAAACGCAAGCTAAACCGGGGCGCATAGATAATAAGCAATTAAGTTTGTTTGACAAATAAAAACATAGGAGGGAAAAACAATGAATAAGCACCAAGGGAGTAAAATGAGTTATATAAGACATCTTGAATTTATGAGTAACGCACTCGATACAAACCCAAACACAGGAGAAACCAAACCCCAAACGATTGTAGACGTTTATATGTATGATACAGAACTAAAGATATGGGGCTGGGGCTGGTTAGATTCACTGAAGTATGGAGAAGTATCATTTAACCAGGCCGAACAAATAATCACTAATGTTCTTGAATCCGATGGATTCAAATTAATTTGGACAGACTAGCGAACCGTAGAACATCGCGGGGATAACTGGCCGGGGTTCTCTACTCAGGGCGCCCCGGCTGTTTGCCGTCAATTTATAAAAAAATATGTTCCGTTTTATTAATAAAAATGTTATAATCTATTACCATGACTAAAGAAATTGAACTGGATAAAGGATCAATAGCCCTCGTGGATGATTCAGACTATGAGTGGCTTAATCAATGGAAATGGCATGCTCAAAAAGATCGCAATACTCATTATGCCGCTAGAGGGCAGAGACATTATTTAGGAAAAGCCAAGAAAACAATTTTTATGCACGAATTACTGTTAGATTGCCCTAAAGGAATGCTTCGAGACCATAAAGATAATAATGGCTTAAATAATCAACGAAAGAATTTACGAGTAGTTACACCCTCTCAGAATGCTTGTAATTCAACGATAAGGCGATGGGGCAAAACATCTCGTTTTAAGGGTGTATATTTTCACAAAAATTCTAGCCGTTGGATGGCTCGGTTAGGCTATCAAGGTAAAATTTATTTCATAGGCAATTTTTACGATGAAATTCAAGCAGCTTTGGCTTATGATAAAAAAGCCCAAGAGATATTTGGAGACTATGCCAGACTTAATCAAGAAATCTATCCAGAATTATTCAGGATGCCTAGGACAGACAAATAAAAACACGGATGGATGTAAGTCTAGGAAATTGTTTAAAATTTAATGTTTAGGCTATGGGATGGTATTTGTAGAAGGGAGTTTTTTGATTCTAGGTACCTTTCCGTCAATATTTCCTACCAAATTCGGGATACCGCAAATGGCAATTTTGGATATTCTGGCGAATAAACTCTCAAATCGCCTTGTCCTCCAAATATTTCACCAAAGTCCAGACGGCAACCTGTCCTACCTTCGGCACGCATAATTCTTCGCTCGGATGAACTTCCTCATATGGGTAGGCAATCTTAATCCGCTTGACCAGCTCCTCCCGGGGCAATTTGCTTGCCTGGATGCCCACCTTCTCCAAGTTGAGGGAGTTATTCTCGATGGCCTGGGCTAAAGCTTTGTAGGCCAGATTCTCAACTACCCGCATAGGTTCATCACGTTCGATGCTGTTTGCTTTTAGAGCGTGAAGGTCTTTCCAAAAAATTCCTTTTTCTAACTGTGCCGCCAAGTCTTCTTCGGCCTTGGTTGGCTCTCGTCCTAGAATATACCTAGCTACGCTTCCATTTAGGCTTTTGGGGGGGTTTGGGGGGGCGTTACATTTTCTGTTTCTGTTATCTGTCTCTGTCTCTGTGCGTTTCAATTTCGTTTCTATGCCCGTTACATCAGCGTTACACTTAGCGTTACTGTAACGTTTTGCTCTGTATTTTTGCACTCTTTTATAACTCTCCGAATATTGCCGTTTATCCCAGTTGCGAAATTGTAAGTTATTGTTATTATAGATTAATATACGCAATTTCAACATTTGATCTATGGCTTCTTGCACCTCTTCGACGGGCATGCGTAACCGCCAAGCGATTGTCGTTACATTTTTGTTAATCACACCGTTACCAATGTTCAATTCCTTTGCGTAACACAACATTAAGATAAACACTTTGAACGCGTTACATTTAGCGTTACACTGTAACGTTACAGTAACGGTCTCATCGTCTAAAAGGTCTGTATGAAGTTTTAACCAAGCCATCCCACCACCCTCCTACGGATTATCTAATTCGGATTTTAGCTTGCGGATTTCGGCTTTCAGTGCATCATGTTTGGTGTTTAGAGTTTGTATAAATATTAACCAACTGTTGCACAGCTTATGCCATTCATTATTGCTTTGTTTAAGCGCATCATTCTCCGCTTGGAGTTCGCAAAATGCTTTATAATTGTCTGACGCTTCTAATTTGTCCTCTAACTCCCCCACCCTCTCCCAGAGTTGGGTGATGAGGTGATACAATTTAGTAAAGGCGAAGTGTTGTGTTTTATCATCTGTGATAAGCGTAGTTTCCCCAAATTGTCTTTGTACCCACTCCACCCGTTCTTCTAGTGTCATTACATCCCAAGATTTCATTTGTCCTCCTTTCTAACTTAACTATCATTCGGTAAAGGTTCATGCTCAGGTTCTTCGTGGTAAAAAACTTCTCCTAAATGTCGCATATCTACACTCTGCCCGCATATATTACAAGTATAAAAATGCTCAGATTCCTCTTGAACCTCTTTGTCTATTCTAACCCCTACAATTCCATCAAATATGTTGCCTGTCTTGCGATTCATTTGCCCTCCCGATTAGACATTTTTATTGGGGGCCGGATACACTGTGGGAATATCCGGCCCCTACCCTGCTACTACTGAGCTAAATATCAGCCCCACCGTATTCTTATTAACCCCGGTGGCGGGCAAGGATTAATCTTTGTCAATTTCTTTATGTTTTCCCTTCTCCCTCCATTCCCCCGCTTCATCATCCCAAATACGGGAGTATAATTTCTCAAATGTAAATGCAAAAACAAATTCTGATGTTGAGCGAAATAGTTTGGTGTAGAGCTTAATTCTCCCATCATCGTTATGCAACCATCTATAAAATTCTCCAATCACGTATTTTGCAATGAATCCCTCCGGGTACTCATCCTTAATGTAGACGGACGTATTTTGGTAATAGACCATATACAGAGAATTAATCTTTTCTAACAACTGCTCCTGCGATGGGATGGGGCAGCCAAATTCAAAGGCATGGGCTGTAAGCAAAACCTCCTGAGTTAATGGCAGACGGAGTAATTGATATGTACCATCTCGCCTAAATCTGGCATAATAGCCCATTTCTTCATCTATCCACCCCTCCCGCCACTCTGGTATTTCCCAGGCGGCCTTAGACATTTTGATTAGTCTATCGCTTGGCTTCATCTTCCCATTCGGCTAATTGGGCTTGGAGATTTTGGATAATTTTATCTCTTCTTGATTGTTCATAACTCAAACTATCCTCTAGAAAGCCGGAATAACTTTTCCATTTCTCTACTTTCTTTTCTAGCTCTAATATCTTGTCCCGATGGGACTGCCACTCTTCAAAGATACGGGTGAGAAATTTAAGCTGTTCTTCGGCAGTATGTGCTTCTAATAGGAAAGGTGAATGATTTATAACAGTTAATAAACTAGCCTTTACCAATCTGAATTGTTCATTCATATCAATCTCTTCGCTCATCTCTTCACCTTCAACCATTCATCTATTCTTTTTAACCTCCGCTTTAGAGGCTCCAAATCCCCGGAATTAGCCCCGGTCTTGCGCCGGAAGGTGATGTATTGCTTTAACTTGAGCAAACAATGGGTATGGCCCCGAGGCTTATAACTCTGGCACTCTGGACAGCTTGTCTTATGCCGGTTCAGGGGCATGGCTATTCTCCGAATAACTCCCCTTTGGCCTTTTCCGCCTTCTCAGTCCTAGCTTGTGCTTTAGCTATTAACTTTTCGCTGATAAGCACTTCCCATCTCTCGAATGCCTCTTCATCCCGAACAAACTCGGATAGGGTAAATTCCCTGCCTTTGAACTCAGACCAGGACATTAGTTCCTTTGCTATCGCCTCTTCCCCCAATTTGCTGTTATTAGCCAATTCCCGATGGAGCCTCAGCATCCGATTTATACGGGCCAAATAGTCTTCGTGGGTGAGGACGGGGGACCACTCTGGCTTTGTTTCTTCTTCGTCCTCTCCGGCTGGAATAATATCGGTGTCGATGGCCTCTTTATCCTCGGTCCTCTCAAAAGCCCTGATTACTTCTAAATTAGAGTCGTCGGATTGATTGATGAAGAACGTGCAAGCCTTCCTAATCATTGTCCGTTTAGCCGCCATCTCCGGGAATTTCACATGAAAAGAATTTCCGATTGGCTGGCCTTTGTCGTTCTCTTTGTAGAGCTTGCCTTGCTTCCAGCGAGCTCTGATATGTTCCATGGGCAAATAATCAAAGTAAGTGGAGCCATCCTGAAAGTAGATATTCACATAAGCCCCGATGATAGGCTTTGATTCCCGCCCGGCCATCAAGGTATGGCCCTTAAAAACCTTTTGCCCCTTTTCGTTTATCTGATATAAGAGCTCGTCCCCGTCATACACCACCTCGGCCACAATATCCTTCGCATTTGTTAACCGCTTGGCCGCTACCATGTCTCCATAGTAAGACCTCTGACACTGAAGTTTATTCGCGTAAACAATAAAGTAGCATTGATTTTTGGCCGGATTAAGGCCGAGTAAAAGCATATCCAGCAAGGCGTTGGCTATACTTCGCCTGGTGCATACTTCAAGAGCTGGCTTATGATTAATATCCTCTACCTCTTGAATAGCCAGCCAGGCGGCTTTTAAAGCGTTATCCGGGCTGTAATTCTTCGGTAGTTGAAGTTTCCGAGCGATAATCATCTGATTGATTTCTCCCTCGATTGCACGGACTAACTGCGGCTCTAACAACGCCACTTCTTTCTTTTCTTGCGTTACTAGCTCTTTACTCATCTTTTCCCTCCTTACTATTTATTCGTTTTATTGTGATGCTAGGCTCTCCCACCTTACGGAAGGCTTTGATCTCCGGGTATGCCTCGGCAAAGCCTTCGAGCTTATTTGTATCCCAACTAACCCGGCCTTTATTAAATACCGCCATCAAGTTCTTGCCCCGGATAGACTCGCCTAATAACAGGGTAGATTCTTTAATCTCGGATTCCAGTTTGCGTATCTGTTGCTCCAAATAGGTAAGTTGTGGCTCGTACTCCGCCCGAATAGTATTCAGCGTTACTCTAACCTCAGGGGGCAAGGCGTCATTTAAAGCCTTATCCATCTCGGCTATAAGGTCGCCTAGCTTCTCCCTACATTCATATAGAGTATCAAGATTATTTATTACGCTCATTGGTTTCATCCTCCTTCTTTAGAAGTGCATAACACCAAACCCATGAACTGCCATTGATATATAGTCGCGGATAATCCCAAATATTTTGAGGTTGCCCTACATATCTCACTTTATCTAAGGGAAGCCCCGGCATTTGTATTTCCCAACACTGGTTATCTTTCCATATTAAAAACGCATATCGCCCTTGACCGTAGTCATGTTCAGGTATGCGTACCCAATTTAATGCTTCTATTTCACAATCCGCAATATAATGTCTGATATTATCTATGGCGTTGGCTTCTGTTGTATCGTCAACTGGGCCACTTCCTGGATTAATTATTACGCTCATTGCTGTCCTCCTTCATTATTTCTGCTACAGCTTTATCGGCTAATAAATCAAAATTTATTTTCTCTTCGATGCCTGCTACCCATGCTGCTCTTGCTGCCCATACTGCTGCCTCCGCTGCCCTTGCTGCCACTGCGGCTGCCTTTGCTGACCATGCTGCCTCCGCTGCCTCTACTGTTGCCTTTGCTGCCACTGCGGCTGACCATGCTGCCTCTGCTGCCCTTGCTGTTCTTGCTAGCTCTGCTGCTGACCATGCTGCCTTTGCTGCCTTTGCTGCCTCTGTTGCTCTTGCTGCCTCTGCTGTAGGATTTCTAAGGTATGCTTTTGCAGCTTCGATTGCTTCTCTTACTCTTTTATCTGTGGAGTATGTGTCCTCAAAATAATGCAATACGACTTCAGCACAGAGAATGGCAAAAAGTACTTGCACTTGCCTCCGCTTCTTTTCATTCTTGTACCATTCCGGTATTGGGACTAACTTAGTCGTTGTTAGGGAAAAACAACCTACTTTACTCCAATCCTTTACTGCAATATCCCCTTGGGCTTCCCAAATAACAGGGTTTTTTATATCTGCCTGAAGAGGGTTGATTAGAAGAGCTAAATTGATATTGGTGTAGGCGTGCAATACATCCTCAGAGCATAATAGAGGATTCCTTTTCGCCTTCTTGGTGTGGGTTACATTTTCACCCCAAGTCGTACCGTTATAAGTTCGATTCTTGGCAGTGGTAAGCTTATATAGAATCTGCATCATTAATCTTCCCTGGTTGTATACATTTCCCGGTACATACCCACTCCGTTACATAGCCTATCCCCCCATAATAGGCTTGGAGTGATACCAATGACTGACCACACTCACGGCACTTATGCTCTAACTCGATATTCCTCAGCACCGTATCTATAATGCTCTCTTCTTCAGGCTTTGGCTTTAGTTTCATCGGTTGCCTCCCTCTCATAAATTTTCTGACACTCCTCTTTCCGGCAGACTGTATAAATATCGGCATATCCCATGCCTATCACCTGCCCTAAATCAGCCTTGCAATACTTACATATCTTTCGGCAGTAGGTCTCTGGTGGAGCATATCGTTCTCTGCCTATCCAGCCTCTAGTCATCTCACCGCCGTCAACTTGCTGTTTATCATCAACTTATCCGCACTGCGTTTCCTTATCCTTTTCCTCCGTGCTTTCTTGGCATGATCCCTGATTTCCTCTAGGGAATGCGAATTGAATGTCCGCTGGTCTAAAGCCCTCTTGAACGCACAATTTGAGCATCGGATTATCACATCCGTATCCTTGCCGTTCTTTATGGTAATCATGTGGTAGTAATTACCGGGAGCTATGTATTCACCTTTGGGGCAGTCATAACAGCTTATCTTCCCTCCTTCAACCACAATGCCGACCTGGTATGGCTCGCATACTTTCATTTCTTATATCTCCTTAATTGCCGTCTGATTACGGCCATCCGCTTCTTAATGGCCGTTTCCGAATAACGATTTAAGTACTCCTTAGCCAATTTCATTGATTCCTTTATCGTAGGCGCATAAGTATCCTCTATTCTAAAGCCAGTCGAAACTTCAGTTACATGATATTTGAGATATTTTTTATTATTTCTATGCACTATCAAACGCAATCCTTTATAGGTGAAAGGATATACTTTGCCCTTGATGGGGATTCTCTTTAAGCTCCCCGGCTTACGTCCGCTGATTGTGATGAAATATTCGGTCATTTATCCATGCCCCTCATACACTTTGTTTATCTGCATCCAACTCCCCGCACTCTTCGCATTTTATCCATCCCTGGCCCTCTTTATCCAGGGTGAATGACCATGTTTCGCCTGGGCTAATCACCCGGCCACATTGGTTGCACTTGATTTCTGTTTCAAGGATTTTATAGATTTTAGTCATTCATTCGCCTCACATATAATAATGACTCTATGACACGCTGGACATTCATGTTCGTAAGTGCCGGGAGTCAGATATAGGTGCGTAGGCGGATTGTGCTCCGGGTCTGTACAATATTTCTCTTTATCCTCAGGAAATTCGGGGCCACCTATCTTTCGTAATGGCATCTAATCGCACCCTCCAAATGGTTTACCAATCCATTCAAACGGATGATTACATGGGTCGTCATTCTTCTTCGGCTCCCATGACCCGGTTACACCTGTGGTTATTTCATCCAGCTTGCCGAGCTTTTCTAAGATAGGCTCGGCATAGTCAAAGAGCCTTTTATCTATATCGTCTGCGCACATAATTTCCTCCTCTAAAGCAAATTAGCCTTCTGGCACTTTAGCGAACAGTAGGTCATTTCGCTTTTCCGTTTACATTCGAGACAAAATCCCTCCCGGTACTTAGAGCAATTCACGCAATACCAATAAGAGTTCCGAGGCTTGAGTTCGCGGTAGCAGTCGAGGCAATGTGGTTTAATCGGCTGACTCATTCTCTTCTACCTCGTCTTGGTTTATTTCCACTGCCACAGGAAAGAGTGCTTTAGCCCATTCATCACAGGAAAAAGCCTCGATGCGGTACATCTTGTTAAGCGTGTTGATGGTGGGCATATCTTTAAAGCAATCTATGTACATTGAAAGCGAAAATGCTCCACGAAGATAATTGGCATAGAGACGGTCCTTGACATAGCGAACACCCAAAAAAACGATAATCAGAATGAGTACGGTTTTAAGCCAGTGGGCTTTTAGTTGTTGTTTCATTTATCCTCCCTAATTTCTATCTCCGGCCTTAAATAAGACCTAAATGCTTCCCATTGCTCTATGCTCATAATCAACACCCCGCAAGGGGTATGGTGAGCATCCTTCTCTTTGCCCACCGAGACATAAATATCTACCCGCTTGGGGGATATGACTTCGTAGGTCAGGCGGAAATGGCTCATTTCTCCAATCTCCTTGTCATTCGTAATTGCCAGTTAATACATCAAGACATAAAGGGAATAGCCCTTTTTTGTGCGATTCCGCTATTTCTAATCTCTTGAGATAATCAACTCGTAAGGTTTCTCTATGCCGACAACATTTTAGACAAAGCAAAACTTTTTTATTATCTTGCTTTGTTTTTATTCCTCGTAATCTGCGCTGGAAATTGAGAGCAAGTCCCCGTTTGGTAAGACAGGCCATATTATCCGGTGGAATTAATTTGGGATGGTCATTTGATGGGATTCGCCGAACGATAAAGACTGTTGGTTGTTTGCAAAGATAACAACGGTGATCCTTTAACCAGACTTTCAACCGATATTCCCAAGCGTGCTCATAATAAATTTTGCCTTTAAGGATTTTCATTTCTTCTCCCAAATAGTACTGCCGGGCCATCCGCTGCTCCGGACTCCCGGCTCGGCGCGTCGATTTTCAGGGCTCCGCAGCTCAAGCCATGCACTTGAGGTAACGCCCTGAAAATCTTTCTATATAAGCCTGGCCGGTGGGTTAGACCGGCCCTTGGGGATGGGGTAAGAAGGCAGCCCCAGGGGAAACCCTTGCCTCCACTAGCAAGGTAAACCAACCTGGGGCATGGGAGGAAGCACCTAAATTTAGTAGTCCTAGCTATTTTCTTGCTCATATTCTTTCTGAAGTATCTGCCTAACGATTACCGACTTTGTGCATAATTCTTGTTCGGCTTTCTTCATTATCCATTTTGATAAGTCAATAGGAATGTTAATCGATAAAGTTACATAAGTGTTGCCTCTTGATCTAGATTTGTAACGGTTTTTTCTAGGTATTGCATTTTGTGCTTTCATAATATATTCTATGATATTATCATATTTTATTATTGTCAAGAGGTAATTTTAAAAATCCATAAATTAAGGAGGCAACATGAAATATCTTTTTATCCTGCTATTCCTAAGCACCTCTGCCCTAGCCCAAGATAATCTGGTTATCATGGGTTGGGACGGCGTAGGCCGTGATGCTATCAATCACTTGGAAGCTGCCAATCTCCCTAACCTTTATAGCCTCGGCAATATGGTCGAAGCGGAGAATATTACGCTTACAGCTACCAATCCCGGCTGGACTCAGGTATTTACCGGGCTTACCTACGACCAATCGGGGGTATACGGCAATCCCAATAACCGAGGTAGTAAATACGTTCCAATAGATTATATAGAGCCTATACCAAAGGAGAAAACCCTGGTCTGGATACTCAAGCAGAATGGGTATAAGATAGGATGGTATTCGAGCAAGGGTCATCTATGGACTAATTGCAGTAATTTCCCTCTATGCCAGCTTGCCCTTAACCGGGATAGCGGATTACTGGTTACGCCGTTCAATTTGGGTGATGATTATTTAGATGCTTTATTTAATCCGATGATAGCATTCATAGAAGCCAATCAAGCTAATAAGTTTATGGCATTTCTATTATGCGACCCGGATTATTACGGACATAAATTCGGCTCCTGGTCCGACCAATATTACACCGAGATTAAGCGCTGTGATAATAGACTAGGGCAAATGATAGACAAACTGAATCAATTAGGCATAAGGAATAAGACCAAGATTCTGGTTGTCTCGGATCATGGCTTTAATCCAAATGCCAAGCATCATAAATCGGCGCCTGCTTCTATTCTGGTTACGGATTTGCCGGTAGCTAGGCGTGGAACACTTCGAGATATATTCCCCACTGTGTTAGACTATCTGGGGATTAAGATACCACAGGGGATTCGGGGGAATAGTTTACTGGAGAGTGAAAAGTTATGGCGTTAAACCGCAACCTTCAATAACGACTCGGCTACGGGGTTAGGCTTGTCATACTGTATTTGATATTGATTTTGGGGTATGGCAAGTATCCATTCAAAACATACAGGATAGCAGATAAAGAGGTAATGATCAGACATTTGACGGAACTCTATTAGATTCTCCGATTGACCGCAGAGCATACATCTAAACTTAAAATGGCTATGAGCCAGAAACCTTAGCTCTGGACTTCCGTATCCTCGGTACAATCACACATCACCATCCTATTCTCTAACCCTACATCCTTCCTGGTCGGCAAGGGCTGATAGAGTCCGCTCTGGTTATAGGGCAGTTCCTTACGCTTGCTTAGTATGGCTTCTACTGCATCGATTAGGTGTTGATAATTTGCCATTCTTAATAACCTCCTTCTCGATATATTTGATTAGTTTATGTCCTTCTTTGGTAAATCCCCATCGGATCGTATCCTCGATTAAAGTCCGGGGAATAAGCATATCCCGCATTATCAGTTGTGTATCCCAACCATTGAGAAATTTTTTCAGGATTTTATAGCTAATGATCGGGAAACTCATTGTATATCTACCTCCATACCTAATCTCTTGAATATATCTGCTACCTCGTAAATACTTCGGCACACGAAGTATATACCCCCTGCCCGTTCTATCCTGTCCTTTTCTCTTAATTGTTTGTGGTTTAGTTTACCCTTAGCCGATTTTAGCTCTAAACCGATAAAGACCATATCATACCCCGGATTCTCCCAGATTATCTCGAAGTCTGGACGGCCATCGCTACCCTTTAATATCGGGTTATTTCTCCACCAGCAAATGCCGTACCGCATTTCTAGTATTTTAAGTAAGTCCCTACACTGCCGGGTTAAACCTTGTTTCCCTGTTTCCAACTGTCTAGGTATTGCGTTCATCTCTTCTCCCTCGGACTCCTGAACGGGTCGTTCCGTCCGTTCCATTTTATATGCCTGAAAGCATACCCTAATCCTAGCACAATCAGCGTACCGATGATAGTGAGAAGTGCATCTATTAGCCGACCTTGCAAAGTACGGGAAGAAAATTCTTTATCTTTAAGCTCCTCTTCTATCTCTCCAACCCTGATTTCTAACTGCCTCACCTTGCTGTTTGTATCTTCGAGTAATGTAATCCTCTTTTCCCTGAAATCCTGAAACTCCTTATTCATCTGCTGTATAGTGGCTGTTTGGTCTTTTACCAAATCAACCAAAAACTGAAACTCTCTGCCGGATGGAGGCTCGCTGGTACCGGCATACGCATTTAGGGATAGGAATAGTATGATGATTAGGTACCTCATTTCTCATAGGGTTTGGGAACGACATCGAGGCTTTTTCTATAAAGCCTCAATTCCTCTTTTCGTGCAGGGATTAGAGTCTCCATAACTATAAGAATTCGTTTCTGATTCTCTACCAGAACATCCAGCCTATTTTTTAAAACTTCAAATTCGCCTCTTTGCTTTATCATCAATTTTCCTTCCGGCCCCCAGTTCTCTATTAATGTAACGGCTTTATTAATTGCCTCTGAATGTACCGTAGGAACATTCCTCTGGACGTAATAAGTCCACCAGTAATGACCTATGCCACCAATGACGAATAACAGACCTAAAAGAATAAACGGTATATACTGTTTCATTCATCACCTATAAGTGGGGCTTCGGGAAAGGAGGAACCCGAAAGCCCCCAGGTCGAAGTGAGGAGGAAGTAAGGCTACTTTAATATTTCATCCGCCTCTTCAGGAGTTAAACCTTTTTCTATTAATTTCTCTCTAGGGGTTTTCACCCTAATACTGATTTCAAAATCTGATGGTTCGAGTTCTGAGCCTATCAGCTTTAGTCCAAGACCTAAGAGATTATTAAAAAGAGGCAATAATAGTGTCATCAGTTCTGCGAATCCCATTATACACCTCCCGCTTGCACTGGAACTTTAAAGCCTAGTTCTGTAGCCATTTTTACCATATCTTTAATCAGAATGGATAAATGTTCTAAAAGACTATCTAGGTTTGCTGGTTTCTCCCCTGTTGCTTTCCACAGTAACAGAGCTGAATTATACGAGTGTTGAGCTTCGGCTACTAAAGATAGAATATGCCCAAAAGGTTTTAGTCTGTCGTATTTCGCCATATCTGCATCTGTCGCAGTACCAGCATCCATTTTCTGTTTAAGGGGGACTATCTGTTTCACCCATTCGTCTGAAACTATGTTGTATGTCTCGGCAAAAATATAATTAGCTTTTTGAGCATTCTCCAAAGCCTTCCCTGCGCATCCAGCAAGGAAAAGAATTAGAAATAGATATTTAAATTGTTTCATGACTGACCCCCTATTTTTAATTTCATACGCTGATAGGTGTAGCCCATTAAAGCGGCAAGCTGTAGAATATATGTCCCCATAGTACATACGGTTTTCATATACCCTTCGCTATTATCGCAGGCTCCACTTTCGTAAACAAAGACACCTATAAGCTGAAATGCCACCATCAGCCAAAATTCTGTAGTTTTATAACCAGGCTTCATATTTCACCTCCTAACCTCGTAATTCTTTCGCTGATTTAATTTTTACATTATCGGAATCAAGCATCTCATTTACACCCAGAATAATCCGCTTGATTTGCTTCATATATTCATCATGCATCTTTTTTGTCAGAGTGCACGGCAATTCCACCCTGACCAGAATGTCCCGGATAATCTTTTTATGTTTCTTCATCATGCCTCCTACGGTATAAAAATATCGTTGATAGGGCAATCTGCTATCCAGTTCATATACATAGCGAAAGCCCAGAATCCCCATGCTAGCCAGAATTGCCATGACATCATTCAATCCCCTCCTTGAGAAACACATGTCCCCCCCAGATAGCTGTAATCTTCATCTTAGGAATCCATGAATGATTTAAAGTGCTTGGCTTTTCATACAACCATCTGGCTACATAATGAGTAGCCAACTCCGAGAAGTCCCTGGTCTTTCCAGCTAGTAGTTGTGTAGCGTAAATCTTTAGCCGGTTGTAAACATCTGATGGGGATTTCCATGTAAGGAATTGATATATCCTCTCTACATTCGGGTCATTCTCGTTAAAGCAACTAAACTGATTAGGGGCCAGTATCACAGACCTTGGAGATTTTCCCCACCTGCCCAGCTTAATCCGGTTCAGCACCACGTTCCCAATAGCCAGATACTCCCTGATTTCCTCCATCATGGAGTCTTCGACTATCCGGGCTTCCCCGTACCAAAGCCCTATCATCAATTCCAGCTCGCTAAAGTTTTTCCATCTTTCTATATCCGCCATCATTCACCTATGGCAGTTGGGTATGCTCATTTTCTATGGTATCGCACATCCATTTACGCCAACATTGAGCCTCTTGTGAACATTGATACAAGCTTGCGTGGTTTTGGTAGCCCCATCTGGATCGTTTGTAACTAGCCCCTGAGCTGAAAAATTAACTGCTGCTCCACAGGGAAACTCTCCAGTGGCTTGATTCCACAGCTTAGTGTTTGTCAGATTACCATTCTCATCATAGCGATATATTATATTTGCACCTATATCATTATTTCCCCTACCCACTCCCTTTAATTCATTACCAGTTGGAATATACACCACACATCCTTGTCCAGCCGCCCTAGTGTTGTACATACTCGATGCTATATCCACACCGTCAGGGTTAGTGGTTGTAGCATTAGTTTTTATATCCAAACCTGGAGCCACATAGGCAGTTCCACCATTACCGCTAGCGTTGGGATAGTCTACTTCCCTAGAGCTAAATTGGGTATGATGATCTATAAAGTACCCTCTTTGCCCATTTCCAAGTGATAAAGTATTCACCCAAATCAATTGAGGATTAATTGTCCAAGACGCTGAAGAGTTTTGGCTGGAATATTTGTTACTGGCCTGGAACCCATCATTGGTATTTGCTATACTAGATATGTTCCTGTTTGAAATAACGCTTTCTACGCTTCGCTCCATCCAACCGTTAGAACGGTTTTTAAAAGCTACATTGTTTTCTCCTATAAAATCAATTGTAGTTATTGAAGAAACGCAACAGTGATGCTGTATAGCAAAACCATTCTGATTGTTCAGTGCTATGTTCCCCAAAATCTTTGCTCTCTTTGCCCACACACCGAATAGTTCTGAGGTCTCAACTATATTATTAACAGCCACACAATCATCACAATCATATACTGCAATTCCCTCATCTCCCCCATTGCGATGTGTGGCAAAACCCCCAGCCAAGTCATCTTGAGTATCTCTGGAGTTTGCATAATTCCTAATCCACCTAACAAAAGATCCGTGACTACTAAAGCCATGGCGATGATAATGGTAGGCCTCATTCTCAATATAAGTAAGGTTATTTCCATCTATACTAAACACGTGAGCATTATTTTGTCTGTTAGGATATGCACCAAGATTGCGGTAAAAAACTATATTAGAAGAATTAATCGTGGCAAAAACGTGACCGTTAGCATTATTAGTGTTTGAAGAATTAGTCGCATTAATTGCAGCAATCCCCTCAATTTTATACCAACTACAATTTCTAATTGATACAGGAGCGGCTAAGCCATCGGAAATTATTAAAGCTCCTCTTTCAGTTTCCATTTTGACTGTAATAGGATTTTGCTGTGTTCCACGAGGCCAGCCAGCATTACAGTCTATGCTAATATTTTGTCCATTAGCCTTCGTATAATTCCCTAAACCAGTTGCCATTATGATAGTTTTCCCAGATGCTGTTAGTGATTTAATCCTACTCCAGGTAGCGCAGGCGTTTGCTCTTGAAGAGCAATCGTTTGAATCACTACCACCTTGTCCAGTAGGTTTTATCCAAAGTTCAGATGATGCCTGAGTTTGAAAACTAGCCTCAGAAGTTTCTCCTACGTTTAAATTAGGGCTTTTATCCCTGGCTTTAATCTTATAGAAATAGGTGGTGTTAGGATTTAGGGCTGAAAAAGTTACCTGGACTTTCTCCTGTCCACTGGCATTAAAAGAAGGAGATTCTGTGGTTGTACTGTTTAAAGAGCCGCTTGAGGTTCCATATATCCCCCAGGCATCAGAAACCTCACTTACATTGCAAGTCACCGTGCAACTGGTTTGAGCACAGCTTGCAGAACAGCTTGATATAGTCGGAGCGGTAGTATCACCAGGACTTGCTAATATAGTTGTACTGGAGAATTTCACTATAGATGCTTTAGATAAATCATTAATTTCGGTGACTGAGCCTTTATGAATCTTCCTAAAAAATCCGCTCGTGTCTTTATCATTTACTCGTGCATTAAAAAGCCCTAACTCATTTGCAGTTAGAGATGGAAGCGTTACCCTAGCCTCTATACACTTACCTCCGGTAATATCTGTTGAAGCGATAGACTCAATAAAGCTATTTGAATTGGTATACACATTTGATGGATAGTTCCCATCTCTATATTTTCCAGAGGTAGTCACTATCTCTTTAATAGTGTCTGTATGCTTGGTAACAGATAGCCCTTTAGAGACTATGAATTCGCCTCCATCCTGAGAAAGACAAGAACTATCATCATTTGCCGTACACGTATCAATATCTTCACTATCCGTCTGCTTAATTCGTACAAATAAGCAGTCTCCAAAGCCGTTGCAGGCTGCTCTGTTATTAGCCCATATAAGCGTTATTGACTCATTGCTATTATTCCAATTAGCATCTACACCACCAGAAAGGGGTATGCTCGTCCCACCATCCCAGGCTGCATCTGTACAATTTGTACCTATAGTTGGCGCTGTCTCCGTTCCTAGTTCCAGAATCTCTATATCCGCACTTGTACCTCCCCCCTCTCCTATAGCCTCTAAATCGTCAGAGGGGCTGTTTACAAGCACCACCTTAGCAATTCTTACATTCTCTGGCATAATCCAAAGGCACTGCTGTCCATTCAGCGAAAATTGTTTATCAGCAGTATTTACGGTTCTACTTTTGTAGTTTGCATAAGTATCAAAGGCGTTGAACCTCTGATAAACCCACGCACCAGAGGTATCCGCTTTCATAGCATACCTACCATCCAAATGGCGGAATGGCTCGGTATCTACCTTGATATAAATAAGAGGATCACCGGCAATAGACTTGAGTCTGAGTCCACCGTTATAAGTAGCGTTAGTAAAATTCCCACAAAAGGCTATTTGCCCATCTAGAGGATTCAACCCAATCGGATTTTCTATGTATGCTATTCCAGCCTCTGTACCAGTTGTGGTATTAGAGAGCCTAACTCCATCCTGCGCATTGGCGCAGTAATCTCCAGAGCCGCATGTAGAGAAGGCATTAGGACAACTTGGAGAATCAACTAAGCTGTCATCAATGTAATTATCATTCTTTTTGTTGCTGGATAAAGTAGAACACTCCACAAAGGGAGTAAGAATTTGAGCATCACTGGATATACATCCGACCAAAAGAAGTAACAGCATACCCCTGATTATTGTACCCATATAGTAAAATCCTCCGATGCTGGCGTTGTATCTTTACCTATAGCGAACCAGGTCATAGTAACTCCATTCTCATTACAGCCTGTACTAGTGTTAACGGTCATGCTTCCAGAGCTTAAGGCAGTCACACAGGTAGTGTTTTGACTACCATTATCAACATAGGAGTTACTCCCAGTTTGGCTTCTGAACCTAAATGCCCATCTACTAGTAGTAGAATTGCCTTTGATGGCTACAAAAATTGGGTCAATATCTCCCAGGTTAATATTTTGTGAGCTACCGGTACCAGAAAAAGTACCTACTTTGCATAGATACCCAGCACCGCATTTGAAGGCGAAATATAAATAACTCTTATCAGCTTGCTGAACCGCAGTGTTTGTACCG